ACTAAGCACCCAACCGCATACCGGAGGGGGAGACCATGAAAATGCCGATCAAAGAACCAGAGACATTCAGCATCCTTGGTACCGTGCTGGTGTTTATCATGACCATGCTCGGAACCATAGCCAACTATGCCTGGCGGATTATGAATGGTGAGCAGTTTCGCTGGTCATTCTTCTTATTGAAGATGGCTATATCAATTTTCGCTGGGGCTCTGGTGCTTCTGTTCGCCAGCTATTCCAGTTGGGCTGCTGAAATTGCAGGTGGCTTTGCTGGATTGGCGGGTTGGTCAGGTGCCGAAGCTATTCGCATAATCGAAAAGCGGTTTCTAAAGCGTTTGGGAGAAGACAATGCGAACCAGCAATAATGGAATGAACCTGATTAAAGCTTTTGAAGGCCTTCGTCTTGCGGCTTATCAAGACAGCGTTGGTATCTGGACCGATGGTTATGGCCACACGCACAACGTGAAGAAAGGCGACATGATCACGCAGGAACAGGCAGACAGGTTTCTGAAAGAGGATTTGGCTGTTGCAGAGCTATCTATTGTTACAAACGTCAAAGTGCCGCTGAGCCAGAACCAGTTCGACGCTCTCGCCTCATTCATTTTCAACCTGGGCTCAGGCAATTTCACCCAATCGACACTGCTTAAAAAACTGAATGCTGGCGATTACGCTGGTGCGGCGAATGAGTTCGGTCGGTGGGTTCAGGCTGGCGGCAAAACGTTACCTGGTCTGGTGAAGCGCCGAGCGGCAGAGCGTGAGTTATTCCTCAAATGAACAGCAGGACATTGATCATCATTGCTGCGCTGTTGGCTTCTGGGCTGACGTGGTGGATAGAAGGCATGCGTTGGGATAAAGACGTGGCCATTCTCAATGAGGCCCACACCGCAACGCTGAAAAAGCAAAGTGACCAGGCAGTGATTAACCTGACCGAAGCACAGAAGCGCACCGAAGCAGCCCAACAGGCTCTATCTGCGCTTGATGCCAAGCACACGAAGGAATTAGCAGATGAACAGGCAAAAAATGACCAGTTGCGCGCTGATGTCGCTGCTGGTTCTCGCCGGGTGCGGATCGCGGCAGCAAACCTTGCCACCTGCCAGCTCGTCGGGGACAGCATTGCCCCCGCCAGCGGCGTGGGCAATGCTGCACAAGTCGAACTCTCTGGCGCTGGTGGACGCGCTGTTCTCGATCTCCGAGACTCAACAGTCAAAGACGGCCAGGTGATCCAATACCTTCAAGGCTATGCTGCTGAAGCCCAGAAGCATTGCAAAATTTACTAAAACGAAAATTAAGTAAATCAAGCATTTGAAAAAAGGTGACGTGATTGTCAACAAACCATTGATTTACATGAGTAAAATTATATGTTTTGATCAGGGTCTATTGGTTGGGATTTCAAAACAACCCTCCAAGCTTAGTAAGCTTTCACATTTAACGGACGAGAAATCAGATCAAAGCCAATTTGGATTAGGTTTTGATTGATACTTATTTTTCTTAATGAGGAGGGCACTATGACGGCATTACGAAATTTACTTGTGATTGCAACTAATTATCTCATTAACCAAAACTTACTTACTCTGAATAGCGATAGCAAATTAGAGGACGAAAAAGGCTACGTGATTACAGAGATTGCTGGAAAAAAATCAGTAATTAACTGGCAAGATGTTGGTTTTGGCGAGATAAGAATTAGCATTTGGTGGGACTATTGTCATGAAAATCATCCTCAGGCAAACCTTGAAGGTAACAAAAAAGAGAGGTTTCAAATGAGCAAGCCACTCGCTAAATCACGACACTACCCTAAGTTTGTAGGTGCGATGGCCAGCGGATGGCTGGAACGGACGACTGATAAACACCTACAAGGTTATCGCAATAATGGTCTTTACGACACATATGTGCGCCGGCAAAACAAAGACGAACTGCAGCGGGTACCAAAAGCTAAACCAATAGGCTTCAAAGAAGAGGGAAAGTTATTTTTCTGAACTCCTAGGCGATTTTTTGTCGCTAAACCGGTGGAATATATGCAATGAACTGTTCTTGATGATGACCTCAGAATAAAAGTTCATATGGGCCCAAATGACCGGTTACGTGCTGATGTCACTGCTGGTTCTCGCCGGGTGCGGATCGCGGCAGCAAACCTTGCGACCAAGTAATCCAATATTTGCAGGGATACATCACCAAAGTGGTGGAACAATGCAAAATAAGATAACTAAGTAACAGCAGATAAATTATTGTTAGGAAAAATCAATCTCCACACTTACTATCGGATTGTCACCCATGACAAACATTGGAGAATATTTTGACCCAATTTTTGGATGTCCCCTCGAATATCCGCTAGGCACACAACTTAGGAGTCTGAGCAGGGGTGATTAATTTGAGAGAATAGTGGGAAGTCATTAGTGCCGGTCCTTGCGGGACCGATAACACGTATTGTTCGTTTGAGACGAATGATGGTGACGCCAGTAGGTGTGTGCCTATTGGTTAATACACGAAAAGGTAAGAGGCTCAGACAACACACTGTGGGATATATTTTCTGCAGTGAAAAACGTTCAGGCTTGCTCTGTCTTTCGTTAAACCAACCGCCTTCGGGCGGTTTTTTTATGGGTGAAATATGCCACCAAGAACCCCAAAAGCATGCCGGACACGTGGCTGTCGGGCAACAACGGTTGATCCCAGTGGTTACTGCGATGCGCATAAGGGTGAGGGCTGGAAGAGTTACAAGCCTGGACAGACTCGCCACCAGCGCGGGTATGGCACGAACTGGGAGAAGCAGCGACCACTTATCTTTGCTCGAGACAAAGGGCTGTGTCAGGGATGTCTGCCGAGAGGTATAGCGTCCACTGCAAAGTGCGTTGACCACATCGTCCCCATAGCGCATGGCGGCACTGACGACCCATCTAACCTTCAGTCTTTATGCTGGCCCTGCCACAAGGCAAAGACGGCGCGCGAAAGGCTCAAGCGATAATGGTTATCAATACCGTGTGAGGTGAAAGCAAATATAGTTGCATTTGAAATCATTTCTAATTGAATGATAATGAATCTCATTTGAGGGGTGAGGGGGGATCAAATCTCTGTCGCCGCCTGCCTGCCGTACTGCCCGCCCCGTGACATTTTTATACCCGCGTAAAATGAAATTAAAACTGGAGGGATTATGGCTGGTGCGCCGGGCCGATCCGGACGCCGAGCAAAACCAACGGCCCGAAAGGAGTTGGCGGGCAATCCGGGTAAACGTGCTCTGAATAAAGAGGAGCCATCCTTCACACCGATTAAGGGGGCATCGCCGCCGGAATGGTTTGACGAATTGTCTTCGACAATGTGGGTGATGGTGGCAAAAGAGCTTTGTGCTCAGCAAGTACTTTGTGCGACTGATTTACACAATCTGGAAATGTTCTGCGTGGCTTACTCCACGGCGCGGCAATCCCAAGAACACGTCGCAACTCACGGCGTTGTTATGGAGGGTGCCACTGGCGGCCCTGTAAAAAATCCAGCGCTTACGGCGCTCAATGAGGCCATGAAACAAATGGCCTCATTCGGTGGCATGTTGGGTTTAGACCCCAGCAGCCGGTCCCGCCTGATTGGTGCAGGCAAGAAAACCTCTAAGAATCCGTTCACAAACCTATGACCAGAAAAGCATACCCGAATGTTAATGCGGCGAATCAGTACGCCCGTCATGTGGTGCAGGGGCGGATCGTTGCATGCCGTTATGTGATTGACGCCTGCCAGCGCCATATTGACGACTTAGCTGCAGAAAAAGGCCGGAAATTTAAATACCGGTTTGATAAAGACCGCGCCGAGAAGGCTGCAAAGTTTATTCAACTGTTGCCCCATACAAAGGGGGAATGGGCGTTTAAGCGCATGCCTATCACGCTTGAGCCCTGGCAACTTTTTATCGTGAGCTGTGCATTTGGCTGGGTTCACAAAGGTTCAAAGCTGCGACGTTTTCGGGAGGTTTACACCGAGATCCCGCGCAAAAATGGCAAGTCGGCAATATCCGCTGGCGTGGCCCTGTTTTGTTTTTCCTGCGATGACGAGTTTGGTGCGGAAGTTTACTCCGGTGCTACGACCGAAAAGCAGGCATGGGAGGTCTTTCGCCCCGCACGGTTAATGTGTAAGAGAACGCCGCTGTTGTGTGAAGCTTTTGGCATTGAAGTGAATGCGTCAAACATGAACCGGCCGGAAGATGGTGCGCGCTTTGAACCGGTCATTGGCAACCCTGGCGACGGTTCCTCGCCGAGTTGTGCGATTGTCGATGAGTATCACGAACATGAGTCAGATTCTCTCTATACCACAATGCTGACCGGTATGGGTTCACGCCGGCAACCGCTGATGTGGGCGATCACCACGGCAGGCTACAACATTGAAGGGCCATGCTACGACAAGCGTCGGGAAGTGATCGAGATGCTCAGCGGTACGGTTTTAAACGATGAGCTTTTCGGCATCATTTACACCGTAGATGAGGGTGACGATTGGACTTCGCCGGTCTCGCTGAAAAAAGCCAACCCCAATATGGGCGTTTCAGTCTATAGCGATTTCTTGCTTAGCCAGCAGCAGCGCGCGATGAATAATGCGCGACAGGCCAACATTTTCAAGACCAAGCATCTGAATATCTGGGTTTCTGCGCGGTCGGCATTCTTCAATATGGTGAGCTGGCGCGCGTGCGAAGACACCACGCTGACGCTCGAGCAGTTTGAGGGGCATTCCTGTTATTTAGCGTTTGACCTTGCCAGAAAGCTCGACATGAACTCAATGCCGCGTTTGTTCACCCGGACTATTGACGGAAAACAGCATTATTACTGTGTTGCACCGAAGTTTTGGGTGCCCTACGACACCGTTTACAGCACGGAAATAGATGACAGGCGAACAGCTGAGCGTTTCCAGAAGTGGGTAAATATGAAGGTTCTGCAAGTCACTCCGGGTGCTGAAATCGATTATCGCGAGATCCTGGAAGAGGCCAAAGAAGCCAACCGCCTGAATCCGGTTGATGAGTCACCCATAGACCCGCACGGTGCGACGAACCTATCCCATCATCTTTCTGATGAGGGGTTAAGCCCTATCACAATAGTTCAGAACTACACGAACATGAGTGATCCCATGAAAGAGCTTGAAGCGGCAATAGAGTCAGGCCGCTTCCACCATGATGGTAACCCGATCATGACGTGGTGTATCAGCAACGTCGTGGGCAAGTATTTACCAGGTAATGACGATGTGGTCCGGCCTATCAAAGAGGCGGCGGAGAACAAAATAGACGGCGCAGTTGCATTAATCATGGCTATCGGTCGTGCGATGCTCAATGAGCCTGCCGATTTCCTTTCTAACTTAGATCCTGACGAAGAACTCCTCATTCTATGAAATCACTGATAATCGACCTTATCGGGATAGCCGGTTTCGGCCTTCTCACGGCGGGGCTTTACCTTCAGTTTGGTATGGCGACGACGTTACAGGCTGCTGGTGGCGGAATGTTGCTGTTTGCGCTGACGGCGGCAAGGAGAAAATACCGTGCTACTTGATGCCTTATTTCGCAGCGAATCGCTGGAAAACCCTGCAACACTCCTGACCGGTGACTCTTTAGAAGAGGCCGGTTTTTTTAAACCTGATGTTTATGTCAGCCCGGAAACAGCGATGCGATTGGGCGCTGTTTATGCCTGTATTTACGTATTGTCGTCAACGCTGGCGCAAATGCCGCTGCACGTCATGCGTAAAACGGGAAAAACCGTTGAGGTGGCGCGGGACCATCCAGCGTTTTACTTGGTGCACGATGAGCCTAACCCCTGGCAGACGAGCTATAAGTGGCGGGAACTGAAAGAGCGGCACGTGCTGGGATGGGGGAACGGCTACACAAAAATTCAGCGGCACCGACGCAGCGGAGAGATCATCGGCCTTGAAGCTTGTATGCCGTGGGAAACGACGCTGATTAATACGGGTGGCCGCTATACCTACGGTGTGTACAACGAAGAGGGCGCCTTTGCTGTTAATCCTGACGACATGATCCACATTCGGGCGCTGGGGAATAACCAGAAAATGGGGCTCAGTCCGATCATGCAGCATGCGGAAACGGTTGGCATGGGCATGAGTGGCCAGAAATATACAACCAACTTTTTCAACGGTAATGCCAGGCCAGCAGGGATTGTCTCAGTGAAGGGCACGCCACTTGATGCTAAGGCCTGGGAACGACTTAAAGGCCTATGGCAGAAAGCTGCCGCCGCCCTGCGCAACGAAGAAAACAAGACAATGTTGCTCCCAGCGGAGCTGGATTACCGGGCGCTGACGGTTTCACCCGTCGATGCTCAAATCATCGACATGTTAAAGCTCAATCGCTCGCAGATTGCCGGTATTTTCAATATTCCGGCGCACATGATCAACGACCTTGAGAAAGCCACGTTCTCCAACATCACCCAGCAATCTATCCAGTTTGTCAGGCATACGGTAATGCCGTGGATTGTGAACTGGGAACAGGAAATGAACCGCCGGCTATTTACCCGTGCTGAACGGGCCGCTGGCTATTACGTCAGGTTCAATCTCTCTGGTCTGCTTCGCGGTACCCCGCAAGAGCGTGCCAACTTCTACCATTTTGCAATTACCGACGGCTGGATGTCGCGGAACGAAGCACGTGAAAACGAAGATATGAACGCCGTGGACGGCCTGGATGAAATGCTGGTCAGCGTTAATGCCGCTAAACCAGTCAGCCTTTCTGCTGATGACAAAAAAAACACTGAAGGAAATAACGATGACTGACAGAGAAATGCGCTGTTACAGCGGGGAGGTGCGTGCTGAACAGCGGGATGACGGGCCTACACGCATTATCGGTTACGGCTCTGTTTTTAATTCTCGTTCTGAACCGCTATGGGGGTTCCGGGAAGTGATCAAGCCGGGGGCGTTTGATGACGTACTCAATGATGACGTGCGGGGCCTGTTTAATCATGACCCGAATTTTATTCTCGGTCGCAGTACGGCCAATACGCTCACCCTGTCGGTCGATGAACGTGGCCTTCAATACAACATTGTTGCGCCAGACACCCAGACCATCCGGGACCTGGTCATTGCTCCCATGCAGCGCGGTGATATTAACCAGTCTTCCTTTGCCTTTCGCATTGCCCGTGATGGTGAGCATTGGTTCGAGGATGAGGAAGGCGTTGTCATTCGCGAAATAAATAAATTCTCGCGATTATTCGACGTCAGCCCGGTGACGTATCCCGCCTATCAGGAGGCTGATTCTGGCGTCCGATCGATGCAAGCTTGGCAGGAGGCGCGCGAAAGCGGTGCGCTGCAAAAAGCCATTAACGAAAAAATGGCGCGTGAGCGCCTGCTGACTCTTATTAACGCCTGAGGTAAACCATGAAATTGCATGAACTGAAGCAAAAACGAAACACCATCGCCACCGATATGCGTGCGCTTAATGAAAAAATCGGTGAAACCGCATGGACTGATGAACAGCGGACCCAGTGGAACCAAGCTAAGACCGAGCTGCAGCAACTCGACGACAAAATCGGTCGGGAAGAAGAGTTGCGTACGCTGGATCAAACCTCTGTAGAAGATCAGGAACCGGAACAGCGCCAGCAACTGAACAATCAGTCTCAGGATGGCCAGCAACAAGAAAAACGCGCTGCAGCCTTTGACAAGTTTTTGCGCCACGGATTTGGTGAGCTAAGCACCGAAGAGCGTACTGCGGTACGAGAATTACGCGCTCAGGGTACATCACCTGATGAAAAGGGCGGCTTTACTGTTCCAACGCAGATGCTGAATAAAATAGTCGATGCCATGAAAGCCTACGGCGGCATTGCCAGCGTTGCGCAGATCCTGAATACCTCAAACGGCCAGGATATTACCTGGTCAACATCGGACGGCACGGCAGAAGAGGGTGAGCTGCTAGCCGAGAACGCGGCGGCCAGTGAAGGTGATGTGACATTTGGTACCGCGATCCTCGGTGCTAAGAAACTGAGTTCTAAAATCATCCGTGTATCTAATGAATTATTGCAGGATAGCGGGGTAGATATTGAAGCTTATCTGACTGGCCGAATCGCGCAGCGCATTGGCCGTGGCGAAGCGAAATATCTGGTGCAGGGCACCGGTGCCGGTACGCCGCAACAGCCGAAAGGCCTGGCTGCTTCAGTAACTGGAACGACGGCTGCTGCGTCTGCCACCGCGTTCACCTGGAAGGAGATGAATGCGCTGAAGCATTCCATTGACCCGGCATACCGCAACGGTCCGCAATTTCGCTGGGCGTTCAACGATGCAACGCTGAAGTTGGTGACGGAGATGGAAGACGGTCAGAAGCGCCCGCTCTGGCTTCCAGATATCGTTGGCGTTGCTCCCGCGTCCGTGCTGAATGTGCCGTATGTTATCGATCAAGCAATTGATGATATTGGTGCGGGCAAGAAGTTTATCTTCTGCGGCGACTTTAACCGATTCATTATCC